GAACAGGCCTGCTGGCCCGACCACGCCACATCCTCGGGGAAGCTGGAGCGGCTCAAGGTCAACGATCACACCCTCGACAGCCTGGAACACGTCCTGTCCCGCCATCCACGGGGCGAAGTTGAGCGTCCGGCCCCTATTTTTCAGCCTCCGCCGGGCAGTGTGCAGTGGATGGGGAACCCCCTGCGGAAACGGCGGCTGGGCGAGCCCGCAGACAACCACCTGGGAGAGCAGTGATGAATCGGCACGAAGTGGAGCAGCGGTTACGGACGGCAGAGGCAAAAATCCGGTTCATCATGCACACCCTGGCGCTGACGCGGCGGGACAACGAGACCGGCGCATCGGAGTCGCGTTCACTCGACACCCTGTTCCAGGAGGCCTTCACCAATGCGATGGATCAAGGAAATGCTGCAAACGTGGCTGGAGGTGCCTTTGACAACACCCCGCCCCCGAGCGGACGGGACCATCAGGCAACTCCAGGACCGGATGGATTCCCTGGAGGCCCAGTTGATGGTGGAACCCCCACGAATACTGGGGAGTGAAGACGACCTCGCCGTGTTCCCGGACGCCCACCTGGGAGCCCAGTAAATCATGCCCAAGGACCAGGACACCCTCGACGACTACTCGGCGGACTACGACCGGCTGCGTGCCCAGAAGGCGCGTCGGGTCGGGTCGGTTGAACTGCGGATTCTGACCAACCTCGCCTTCGTCTCCGGCGAGCACTGGATTGGCAGCCAGAATCGCGTGCTGTTCACCCGGAAACGGGACCCGAACAAGCTCCATCTGGTCTTCAATCTCGCTGGCCAGATGCTCTACAAGATGATGGGCCGGTTGAGCAGCGTGGCCCCGGTGTTTCGCGCGCGGCCCGACAAGCAGGACCCCAAATCCGTCGCGCAGGCCAGCGTCATCGACAAGCTCATCCAGGCTCTGGACGAGAAGCTGGATCAGCCCTCCCGGACCTGGGAAATCCTCTGGTGGATGGCCGTGGGCGGGGTGGCGTTCGAGTACGTCCCCTGGATCAAGGACGCCACGATGGAGCCGCTGCCGCAGTTTGACGAGGAGACCAACGAGCTGCTCTGGACGAACATCCAGGCCGAGGAGGTCGTGCCCGAGTCGAAGCGGCAGGAGGCCTTGGCGCAGGGAGCCCCCCAGGAGATGTTCACCGTCGTGGAGGAGATGGCCCTGGCCGGGGATGTCGGCAGCGAGGTGCTGAGCCCCCTGCAAGTCTTCATCGACGCCTCGGTGCGCTCCATCCAGGATCTCTCCCCTGATCAGGCCGTGTACATCGCCAAAATCCGCACATTGGGCTGGATTGCGGCCAATTACGATGTCAGCGAGAAAACCATCCAAAATATCAAAGATGCCCGCGAAGTAAGGATTCTGACCACGGATATCAAGCAATTTGGCGATCCGACCGGCTCGGTCCACTTGCAGGACCTCATTCCGCGGATTCAGGGCAGCCGGGACGAAAATGACCCGGATTTGGCGGTGGTGGTGGAACGCTACCAGCCCTGCTCGGCAAAACACCCCCACGGGAAATATACGGCGTTCGTACCGGATGAGGAGATTCTCCAAGACGGCGACAACCCCTACATGGACATCCCGTTGGTCGATTTCCACTGGACGCCGACCACGACCAATTTCTGGGGTGGGGACTATATCTCGGACTTGGTGGCCCCCCAACGGTTCCTGAACAAGCGGCTCTCCCAGCTCGGGGAGCAGGCCAACGCCTCGATTTACGGGGACGAACTCCTGGGTCCGAGCCTGAAGCGGGAGGACATCCCGGTGGATTATCCCGCGCCCATCGAGAACGGCCTGACCGAGGCCGGGGTCAAGATGGTGCAGCGCCGCGATCCCCCGGAACTGCCGTCCTGGTTCATGCAGACCATCGACCTGACCATCAAGTTGATGCGGGAAATCGCCGGGGGCGTGGATCTGTTCTCGGAGTCGAAATTCCCCGGCCAGATACGCGGCCCGATGGCCGTACCGATGCTGCAAGAGATTATCGACACCCAGTGGGGGAATCTCTACCAGCACATCGGCCACCAGACCGCGGCCGTCAAGCAGATGCGGATGAACCGGGTGAAGGAGTTTTACCCCACCTTTCGCACCATGCACTACACCTCCAAGAATATGAAGGACGAGGTGTTCATCTTCCAGACCTCGGAGATTTTGCGGGCGGGGACCGAATACAACGTCACCGTCGAGCGGGGGAGCCTGATTCCCGAGCTGCGGGCGCTCCGGGAGGCCCGGATTCGTGAACACCTCCAATCCCCACTGAGTATCCTGTATATCGACGAACGCACCGGAAAGTTGGACAAGGAGAAGATTGCGTCGGATCTGTCTATGGGCGACACCTCGCGGGAGGACAGCGACTCCCAGTACCGGAAACTGGCCATGTCGCTGGTCGAGCGGCTCTGGGAGGGCCAGGCCATCCCGGAACACATCCCGATGCCGTTCTGGAACCTGCGCGTCGTGATGGACGAATTCGAGGCCGAAATGGCCACCACGGAGTTTTTGTCGGCCTCCACGCAGATCCAGCAAGGATTCGTGGAATTCTGGAACCGCTGTCGGCAAATCATGGTGGAGGCGAGTGAACGGCGGCAGGAAGGCGCAGAACAGGCCCAGATCGCGCAGGTGGTGGCCCAGGCCGCGCAGCAGACCGCTGCGAAGGTGGCTGCTGATGCGGTGGATGAGGCTATGGAACAGGCCAAGGCGTCCGCTGCAGCCGCCTCCCAGGCCCCGGAGATGCTCAATCAGGCCATGATGGGGCAGCCGCAGCAAAGGCCCCAATAATGGCCCAGGGAAGACTATTCGGGCAGGCTGCCAAAGCCCTGATGCCCCAAGTCAAACGCCGCAAACAGGCCATCGCCATCGGCCTCGATGTGGCTCGCCGCACCGGGAATCCCAAAAAAGTCGGCGTCGTAATGCACGAATTCAAGCACGGGCCCCTGAAATCAGGGAGCGGCAGCAAAAAAGGGGTCCGGTGCAGAAAAAAGCATCCCCCCTCTTGACATCACACCGCACGCATATCTATACTGCTCCAATGCCGTGAATGAACACGGAACGCGAACACGCGACGACGCACTCCTTGGCAAGGGAACACGCCCGCCGCACTCGCAGACCACTCAGTGAGGCATCGACATGGACGACCTTGAGGCAACCGCAGAGGGCGGAGAGGACGTAGAATCTTCCGCCCCAGACCCACAACCGGAGGCATCATCACCCGAATCCTGGCCGAAAGACGTTCAGGCCGAATACACGCGGAAATCCCAGGCGCTGGCGGACGAACGCCGGAACTGGGAGTCGCAGCGGAATCAGTGGACTACCCAGGCCCAGCAGCAGCAGCAGCAGTTGCAGGCCTACGCGCAGCAGCTGTTGCAGCAACAGCAGCAACAACAGCAGGGGCAAGGACAGCAGAACTCGCAGGCTGGCATGATCGAGCAGCTGCGGCAGATGTCCTACCTGGATGGACCCACCGCGGCGGCGATGATGGAGCGGATTTTGTCCGAGGGCATCAACCCCCTCAATTCCGCCATCCAGCAACGTGACAAGGCCTTGGCGCATGTGTACCAGCAGTACAAGGCGCTGAATGATCGTGTCGGACAGGCACAGGGCAAGCAGGCCGAGGGTGAGTTGGCAGCACGATTCACCAAGGCGCGGACTGATCACGGGCTCCCCGACGAGGCTTGGGCGAACGAGTATTTACAGGACGTGTACTACTCGCATGAAGGCGCAGACTTGAACAACGCCTATCCTGAGATGGTACGCGCTCGGCTGGACGCCATGCGGAAAGGTATCCGCGATATGGACCGTGCAGCTGCCCAGAAAGCCAAAGCGTCTCCCTTCCCCTCCAGGGGTGGAGAGATGTCCCCGGTGTCGGGGAAAACGGGGGGCTACAAGACCCCCGAAGCACGCGCCGACGAACTCTGGTCTATGCTGAACCCTGGATCAAAGGAGTGAGAGGGCCTCGGAGGATCGCGCATGGCTAGCACCACTGATGTCATTGAGGCGATGAAATACACCTATGGTGTAGATCAGGTCCTCTACCTGTTGAACCAGGAAATCGTCACCTGGAACATGTTCCAGAAGTTGAAGAAGCCCCTTGGTGGCCGTGGTCAGTTCATCATGCCCATCATGGTCAAGAATCCCGGATCGTGGTCAGGGCTGGCGGAAGGTGGGTCACTCCCCTCCAACCTCAACCCGGATACGACCGAAGCGACATTTGCCCTGCAGGAATTCGCGGGGCTGTACAACATGTCGTGGAAGCTCCTCCAGGACGCCCGGAACTCGAAGTTCGCGTTCCTGACGGCCCTGAAGATGATGGAGCAGGGGTTCAGGCGGCGGGTCCTCAAGCTCATTAACGGGGATCTGCTCTCGGATGGTCTGGGCAAGCTGGCGGTCATGCCAGCCGCGGACAACCAGACCACCATCACGGTCAACGCCCTCCCTGGAGTAGACCTGGGGATGACCGTAGACCTGATTGACGCTTCAGACAACGATGCGGATCTGGCGGCATCACGGACCGTCTCGGCCGTGGACGTGGTGAACCGCACCATCACGATCAGTGGAGCAGCTCCCAGCGGCACCGCTGCCGGGGACTTCTTCTGCATCGAGAACACCACAAAGTCTGGGGCGATCTATCACACCAACGGACTGCTCGGGATCATCGACGACGCCAACCCGCCAAACGGGAACTTCGGGGGCATCAATCGCTCCACGGCGGGGAACGAGTTCTGGGAGTCGGTTGTCCTCGACAACAGCGGCACCAATCGGGCCCTCACCGAGGACCTGATGATGCAGCTGGAGGATTCAGTCCGTGAGAAGGGGGGAGCCTCCCTCAACTCCTACGTCTCCAACCTCGCCATCATCCGCCGCTACCACGAACTCCTCCGGGAGGATGTGTTCTTCGCGGTGAGTTCCCCCAAGGGACTCGACAGTGGCGCGGGTGTGGGACGGTCAGGAGGAGCCCAGCAGAAGGGCAAGGAGGGTGGCACCGGCAAGACCATCTATCGGTTCTCCGGGCAACCCTGGCACGTTGATCCCTACTTCGCGGCGAACACCATCATCGGACTGGACACCAAGCATTTCTACATCGGGCACGGTGAGAATGCGGTGCCTCGGCCGGTGTCTGAAATCTTCGACGGAACGCCGTTCTTCCGGCAGACCACCAGCACCACCTTTGAGGTGGCCTGGTACTGGCAGGGACAGCTGCTCTCCGACAACCCCGCTGCGGGGGCGAAGATTGAGGATGTCGCGGAGTCGTAAATCTGAGTAGGTGGGGGGAGGGCTAGCCCCCTCCCCCGTCACTTCGCCAGGAGACATCATGGGCATCAAAGCGATTGCGAAACTCGCGCCGGTTCATATCATCTACACCATCTCGGCAGGAGAAGCGGCAGATTGTCAGATTTTCGTGGCCGATCAGGACTACGAGATCATGGATGTGCGGGAGACCCACAGCATCGTCGGTGCGGGCAGCACCACGCTGGATGTGGGGATTTCAGCCTCAGGCACCGCACCCGCCAGTCTCACGACGGCCCTGAGTTCGGCGTTTGCCATTGACAGCACGGTGAATGTGCCGGTGCAAGCGACCCTGACCTCCACCCTGGCCGCGCGCAAGATGGACAAGGGGGAGCAGGTGTCCTTGAACTGGACGGGGACGGTCTCGGCCTATGAAGGCTGCGTCCATATCGTGCTGAAGCCGATTCGCACCAACACCACCTACTAAGGGGGCGCATGGAGACGTTCGATCCCGTCAAGTATTCCCTGGAGGAGAACACCTTCTTCCTCACACACCTCGGGGAGTCCCCCGTGGTGGCCATGGAGGGCACCCTCCCCCAAGGGGTAGCTCCCGTGGTGGTCCGCGAAGTGCTCGGGGCCATCTACGAGCTGGCCGAGCTGAAGCGGCATCGAGGGACTGACTGGGTAGGCATCGAGCCCGTGCTCACCGCGATTCGGACCTACCTCCATGAGTGGGAGAAATGGCGGGAGCAGTCCACCCAGGGCGCACCACGGTTCCCCTCCATGTACGCCTGGGACGGGAA